CACGAGATAATTAAACCCAAGGCAAAGCGCATATATTTTGCTGGTGATGACGATCAATGCATCTATTCTTGGATGGGTGTAAATGTTGGAGATTTTTTAAGGGCATCTGAAAATAAGATTGTACTAGACAAGTCTTATAGACTCCCCAAGTCTGTGTATAACATTGCGGATTCTCTTGTAAAACGGCTTCGTACAAGACAACAAAAAACTTGGAAACCTAAAGATGAAACTGGCACTGTGGTCTGGCATCGTGATATCCTAGATGTGGACTTAACAGCCGGAGAGTGGCTAATTTTAGCCCGTACCAATTTCATTGCTAACAAGATCGCAACCACAGTTAAAGAGCAAGGATACCTGTTTTGGCGTGAAGGTTCCGGCTGGTCCATTTCCCCTAATGTTCTCACCGGAATCGAGGTATGGCTAAAACTATGCAAGGATCAAGCACTGTCTGCACAGGAATTGAAAAAGCTATCTACATTAATAGTCCCAGACGCTGCCGTCAGAGGTGGCAGGAAGAAACTCGCAAGTTTAGACGCAGAACAAACTTATACGCTAACAGATATTCAAGACCTGTTCTCCCCGTATGTGAGCAAGGAGACCCCGTGGTACGAAGTACTGAAGGTAAGCGAAAAGGAACGAATATACATTACATCAGTACGTCGTATGGGCGAGTCTATTTTGACGGGGACCCCGAGGATCAAGATATCGACGATTCACAAAGCAAAGGGTGGCGAGGCGGATAACGTCGCGCTACTGTTAGACTCCTCTAGAGCATGCGTTGAAAGCATGGATCAAGACTCCGAGGTACGGACGTTTTATGTGGGTTTAACTCGCGCCAAAAAGTCTTTGCATATTATCGAATCACAATCACATTATGGGTTTAGGCTATGAAAACACGAGAAGATTTTTTGAATAAGGCAGAAGAGCTAATTAATGGTCCGAGGGCCAAGGAGTATGGGCCAGCTAAGTTTAACCATGAACGTATAGCAACCATATGGAGCGTGATCTTGGGCAGGTGCATAACACCAGAGCAGGTGGTCGCCTGTATGATCGGATTAAAGTTAGCAAGACTGGCTGAAGACGCAACAAAGGATGACTCATGGGTAGATATCATAGGTTATGCCGCACTTGGAGGAGAAATTGTAAATGACTGCGATGATAGCTGATGGCTTTGATAATGCTATACTTGGTATAGCTGAAAGATGCGGGGATGATAACGTGTTGGCGTATGACGCTGCCAAATGTATTGAGATCCTTGTAGAAGAACACGACATGACGCATGAGGAAGCGGTGGAATACTTTTCGTTTAACGTATCCGGTGCTTATATAGGCAAAGGAACGCCTATATTTGTTTGGACACAAGAACCCACAGACGCTTTGGAGCGAGTTAATGAAGACTGATTTATTTGACGACGAAGAGGAGTGGTCACCGCCATCGTCGTTGCCTGACCTTACAAACTGTGAGCGCATGGCAATTGATCTGGAAACCAGAGACCCTAACTTAACCACATTGGGACCGGGATGGTGCCGGAACGATGGTTACGTCATTGGATTTGCCGTAGCAGCGGGTGATTTTGTGGGTTATTTTCCTATCCGCCACGAGGCTGGTGGAAATATGCCAGAAAAAACTGTCATCAACTGGTTAAAGAAACAGCTTGAAACCCCGCACATAGAGAAGGTCATGCACAATGCAATGTATGATCTGGGCTGGTTGCGGTGGGCCGGTATTGAAGTACAAGGTAAAATCATTGACACAATGATTGCAGCACCACTGTTGAACGAGAACCGCAGGTTCTACAACTTAAACTCGTTGGCTGGTGAGTACCTTGGTGAGTGGAAGAACGAAAAAATGCTTCGTTCCGCTGCCGAAATGCACGGTGTTAACCCGAAGTCTGGTATGTGGCAGTTGCATGCTAACTTCGTTGGAAGATATGCCGAGCAAGACGCTGCGGTAACCTTGCGCCTGTGGGACAGGCTTCGTGCAGACATTGTAAAGGAAAAAGTTTCAAGTATTTTTGAGCTTGAAACAAGCTTACTTCCTTGCCTACTAGACATGAAGACCAAAGGCGTTAGAGTAGACATAGACAAAGCGGAGTTAGTCAAGAAAGATCTGCAAAACCGCGAGGATAATTTACTTAAAGAGATAAAGACAGAGACTGGGGTCTCTGTCTCTCCTTGGGAGGCTGCATCTATAGCAAAGGCGTTCGATTCCCTTGGTCTTAAATATCATAGGACAGAAAACTCTAACGCTCCGTCCTTTACAAAACAGTTTCTTGTGAATCACACGCATCCAATTGCACAGAAGATTGTGAAATTGCGTGAATTTAATAAGGCAAACACTACCTTTGTTGAGACAATACTTGAACATTCGTGTAATGGTCGCATCCATTGTGATTTTAACCCTCTTCGTTCTGATGAAGGGGGGACAGTTACAGGACGATTTTCGTCGAGCAACCCCAATTTACAGCAAATCCCGGCGAGAGACCCAGAGATTAAAGCGTTAATCCGTGGACTGTTCCTGCCGGAAGAAGGAACAAAGTGGGGCAGCTTTGACTACGCTTCTCAAGAACCTCGTTGGTTAGCGCACTACTGCGCTCAATTGCCCGATTTACATCGCCATCCAGAGATTGATACTGTAGTCGAAATGTATCAGAAGGGCAACGCTGACTTTCATCAGATGGTCGCAGACTTAGCCAACATTACTCGAAAGGAAGCAAAGACTGTTAACCTTGGAATTATGTATGGTATGGGCCGTAAGAAGCTTGCCGGTGTAATGGACATTGATGAGGAGCAGGCTAAAGTTTTGTTGGCTCAATATCACGAGAATGTCCCTTTCGTTAAGGGTATAGCAGACTTATCCGCTGAACATGCAATGAGTAAGGGATCAATAAGAACATGGCTAGGACGTAAATGCAGGTTCGATATGTGGGAGCCCATATCTTTTGGGTTTAGTAAAGCGTTAAAGCTAGAAGAGGCTTTAAAAGAATATGGAGGCAAAGGCAGAATACGCCGCGCCTTTACATACAAAGCCTTGAACAAATTAATTCAAGGTTCAAGCGCGGATCAAACAAAAAAAGCAATGGTTGACTGCTACAAAGAAGGTTTGATACCTATGTTAACTGTGCATGATGAATTATGTTTTAGCATAGAGTCAAAAGAACAGGCGGACAGAATTGTAGACATCATGGAGAATTGCATACCAAAGTTAAAAGTACCGTTTGAAGTTGACATGGCACTCGTGAACAACTGGGGTGAGGTAGAATGAGCGACAATGTTTGAGGCAATGATATTAGTGTGTCTAATTACTGATACATCAAACTGCAAAGTGTTCGAGGACATGCGTGGACCGTATGAGACCATCGGTCAGTGCAACGATCGGGCAGCAGAGATGACCATCGAAGTGATGAACAACCCAGAGTTGTCTAAGTTTGTGGTTAGCGGAGCTAGGTGCGATAGGATTTCTGGTCTGAAGACGTAACCGAACAGGTTTCACCCTGACAGCAGTCATCGATCACTGCCTTACAGTAGCTGCACTGCCCATGACCATGCACTTGGATCACTTTTAGTGGTGCTTGGCACCTCGGACAGCGATTCTCAGGGCTTTGAGGGTATATTGGTACGTCCATTAATCACGAGCTCCACGAGAATCGATGTTTTTATTAAGTAAACACAGCAACTTAGCGTTTAAAACTATTTTATTATTTTTACAATATAAGTCGTACCGTCTGAATTTTTGGATATTTCAACGGTTTTATTCTCGCAGGAGTACCTAACGGAGTTACTTTCCTTGTAAAGATTTCTTTCGATGGTACGCTTTGCTTTAAGACATTTAGATATCTGTTCGTAAGCGGTGTGCTCAGTTACATCACCGCCCAGATATAGTATAAGAGTTATGGTTTTAATGATTTCCATTTCTTAGTTTTTCTATGTTCTCTTCTAGTACAGTAATACGTTTCTCGTAGAACTCTAGAGTTAACTTTTGTTGTTGGTCGTATGGCGCACGGCCTTCATCTATCTGTGTGGACAAGTCATCCAGTTGGTTGGCTAAATGTTCTATCAGCATGAACTGTTCACTGTCTGCTGGAAGACTGCCCATATCACCACGAGGCCACTTGATGCGGAATTCTGTGTTCTGGTTTAAGTCAGACTCCATCATTGTGATGTTAGTTTCTATTTGGTTTAGTCGTTCTATAATACCAAAGTATGCCCACGTTGCTACGGATGCAGCAGCCACCATACTTATGATGTTGCGTAAAGGTA